TTTGCAGTTCTGTTTTGCTTTGCGTATTTCGGTATCTTTTTCTACTAATTCAAACGCTTTTGCTTTTGTTAATTTTGTGGCTGAACCTAAATTTGATGTGTAGCAACTAACATCTTGTATTGACTCAAACCCCGAAAAGTAATTCAAAATATTGAACAAATAAAAGTACTTGATTTTACGTTTTATGAAATAATCATTTCCTATTTGAATTATTTTAATGTTATCGGAAAGCGAAAGTATAGCTTGTTCTGGAGGTATATTTTTCCACATTCCTCTAAAAAGCAATAAAACTACCCATGATAATAGCATAGTTATTATTATTAATCCGTACTTTATTATCCAGTTGAATATTTCCATTATTTTACTATTGTTTTGTTTTGTTAATTAATATACAATCACTTCCACTTCAATTCCGCAATATTCGGTTTCTGTAAAATCAGTAAAAACCCCAAAAGTGATTTTTAAGTTTGCTTTTCTTCTATTTCCTGTAAATTCAGTCCTCCAACTAAATACCGATAATCGAATATCGTTTTGGTTTTTTACTCGATGTTTGATTCTGTATTGATAAATCCAATCGTTCAAGCCTTTGATAACCGAATTTTTATTATGTTCTTTATCAAATGTGACTAAATATTTTGTTTTAAACAAATCCTCAATTAACTGCTCTGCCTTACTGTAAACCTTTTTTTGAATATCCATTTTACTATTGTTTTGTTAATTAATCCTACAAACTATCCTTAGCGTTTTGCGTTGCATACATCAAGAAAGTTTCTTTATAACTCGTAATTTTTGCACTTTCGTAAGCATTAAAACCTTGTTTTGTCCAAATACTAGACTTTGTAATTTCATATAGAACATCTACCCAACCGAACGTTTTAGCGTACTGCCTAACTCGTGCCGTGTGTTCCTCGTCTTCATTTTTTAGGTCTTTCCGTTTTTTAATACCCTCAAAAGCGTACTGGAGATACCTATCTTTTTTGATGTTAGTAACGAAATGGTAAAAAAAAACATCACATTTTCGACCGTTTCGGCATCTAAATTACTAAAATACTTCATTCTATTTGTCACAAATTCGACACATTCAGCATCTTGTAAAGGCAGTATTTCGTCTTTCTTTCTACATAATATGCTGACAATTGCTAATTTTCTATTGTAGTTCCCGCCCTGTTTTATCAAGTCTGTATCATTCAGAATGAACTCATACTGCAACGCCAAAATCGTTTCCCAAGTGTTTAAATTTGCGTTTTCTGTTTCGCCTGTCAAGTTATTAATTACGTTTTGAGGAACAATAAACGTTTCATTTCTAAACTCAAACGAATTAATTTGTTTTGGTTCGGTGTAGAACATTGTATAATGTAATGTATTCCATAAAGCTAAAATAGATTTTAAGTCTGCAATTTCTTTTAGTACTGTTAAATCCTTTTTTGTGTAAACACTGAATAGTTCTAAAGAATAATGAATGAAACTTGCTTTATCGTTTTGACTTAGTGTTGTTTCATCGCCTTTGAACTCTCTGAACCACTTTGGGAACGTGTTAAACTTTACTTCGTATTCTGTCAATTCCTGTAAAGTAATATCTTTGAGCCGTGACGGAATATCAAAAACGATTTTGTTCCCGTTGTGTTCGATGCTGTATTGTTGTTTCATTGTTTTGTTTTGCTTAAAAAGTATGTACGTGTGTTTTTTGGTTTGGTATCGTTACTTTGTGTGTAATCGCATATCGTGCTGCATCAATACCATGATTGAAGTTATCAATTGTTTTGTTACCGTCCTTACTATTTTCGATATATTTATAAACTCTAAATTCTTTTTTTAAATCCTCCGATGTTGCTGTAATATTTATCTTGTACCGTTTCATTATATCTAAGCCATAATTGATACTGTCTTTTCCTTTTTTTGCACCTTGTATATTAAAACCTTGTCGTCTTATTTCTTCGATACTTTTTGGTTCAGCACTATCCGCAATTATTTCAAAGTTACGATTAAAACCTAATTTTTTAAGCCTGTTACAAATATCATCATTCGTTAATCCTTTGTCAAAGATTAATTGGTTTAGCCACAATTCGCCATGTGCGTATCGAATATGAATAAGCGTTGTTGGGTCGTTCGTGAATCCAAAATCCATTGCGTAAACTTCCCATTTGAATTTTTTAGGCATTGAACCGCAAACTTCCCAATTTTCAAAAACCAATCCTTTAACTTTTCCGTATTGTCCTAAACCGTAAACTTTCCATAATTCAATATCTGAATGCTGTAATGCTTCAATCTCTTTAATTTGAATATCGTTTAAAGTCGGATTGTCTTTGTAAGTAGAAATTAAAACTTCAACGTCACCTTGCTTTAACATTCTTTTCTGTTCCAGTTCGATATTTATCCAAATGTATTCGTCCGATGGATTAAAATCAAGAAATATTTCGCCCGTCGTTCTCATTCTCAATTGGAAAAATTCCTTTTCAAAACTTAATTCGTTTGCTTCGTTACAGTATAAAATATCAGATTTATACCCTCTTAGTTTTTGTTCGTCATCAGCTCCAATAAACTGAACCGTGCGACCATTAAACGAATAACTTTTATTAGTTTTATTCACTTTCAGAAACGAAAAGAACGGTTTACCGTCAAGTAATATGTTTTCACATACGTCTTTAAATTCTTTTTCGACTGTCTTTGTAATTGTTGCACGATACTTTCTTGCAATACTCCATGTACCTTTTATCAGTTTCTTATTTTTCCGTACCTGTCCAGTCGCCAACCAATTCGCTGCAAGTTGACAAATACCGTATGTTTTGCCACTTCTTGTTCCACCTCGATTTATGACAATTCGTTTTGTACTGTTCCAGTTTTTTCGGAATGTGTTGGATACTTTTAGTTGTAGTTTTCCCATCTAAGCATTTTGAAATTCAACACTTGTTACTGTAATTACTTGTTCTGACTTAGTTTCTACTTTATCACTAAAACCAACCACATACTTCATATACTGGTCAACCGCTGCTTTATCACCTTGTATCGCTTTAGCAGTGACTTGTCCTAGTACAATCGTTTCATATTGCTTTAAATCCTCTTTAGTATGTTCCGTTTCAATTAAATCATTCACTACTTGTTCAATCTCACTAAACCGAAACGACAACTGTTTAGGATTGTGTTTTTCTTTTGCCATAGTACGCTTTTTTACAAATATACGTAAATTTGCGTTATTTTGTTTTAAGGCAAAAAAATACGGTACAACTTAATGAAAAGCGATACCGTAAAAAGTGAACAATCTTTGTTTGTTTTTTTTGAGGTTTATTCTTACTTTGCTATTTGTTATGTAAGGTTATAATTCCATGTTTTGTAGTTTACTATATTCCAAATAGTTGCCTTATTAACACCGTACTCTTCTGCTATTTCTTTTTGAAGCATTTTTTTATTTTCGTATTTATTCCTAATATCAACAATATCTTGATTAGTAAATTTAGTAAGATGATGGTTCACTCCTTTTTTTTTACTTAATCCTAAATTATAAGAATGTTTTTTGTTTTGAGATTGACTACACCACTCTAAGTTTTCAACTTTGTTATTATCTCTTATTGCGTCAATATGATTTACGTATTTATAATCAATTGGATTCTCAATAAAAGCAATAGCAACTAATCTATGTACTAAATGCTTTTTCTTTTTTGTGTCAATAACTAAGGTTACCGACTCATACCCTCCTTTGCATTTACAAGGCTTTAATATCCTTTCTTTTTGAATAAATGAACCTATTTTTTTAGGTCTTTTAATTTCACGACTAAGGCTTTTTACATTGCCATAGTTACTGACTTGATAATAACCCTCGTATTTTATTACGTCTTTCCAGATTTCCATAATGTATTGTATTTGTTTAAAAACAAAAGTATAATGACACAAAAACCTTATGTGGCGGAAAATGTTGTATAATATCTTTAGCGACTTTCTTTTTGTTTCCTAATCTACGTAGTATCATAAATCTAACATTAACTGTTTCGTTTCTAACTTAAACCTTTTCAAAGAAGCGTTATAGTATTCTGCATCTAATTCACACGCTGTCAATTCAAATCCTAATTCGTGACAGGCGATTGAAAGACTACCCGAACCTAAATGTGTGTCAAGAATTTTATCACCTTCAGTTGCGTAATTGTCTAAAATCCAACGGTATAAGTTTTTTGGTTTTTGTGTTGGGTGGATTCTGTTTCGATTAGCCGCTGCGTTGTAATCGTATTTTTTAGCACTCCCACTGAAGCTTGTCCATGCCATTTCGTATTGTGCAAAACTTACTTTTTCTGAAAAACCTTTATCCCACAACAACCAGCAAGAAGACGGATATAAAAAATCTGTCATGTAGTTACCGCCCCAAATAATTTGACTCCTACTAACTCTAAAAAGCTGTGTAAAGTAATTTGAATTTGGTATTGATTTATCTCCACCTGAAAATTTATGATAATTGCTTTTTTTATCTCCTTTTCTACGTCCTATACTGGTGTTTACGTTAATCCCATAAGGAGGGTCAACAATTGCCAAATCAAAATAATTATCTGGATAACGAGCCATTAATTTCATGTTATCCTCATTCGTTACCGTTATTTTATCTGTCCATTTCATACCTCAATATTTAACTCCACACTATCCAAAGCAATCCAAGTTTTAACAATACGTTTCTTTTTCGTATTAACCTCTGCCAACACAATATCCGTTTGGTTCGTTCTAAATCCTGTAACGATATATTCTTTACCGTTCACGTCGGAATAAACATTTTCAAAACCAGTAATTTTCGGTTCGGTCTGATGTGTGCCGTTGCCGTTTAGTACGATTTCAGTTGGTGCTTTGTTGATAACGCCAAGTTTTAAGTTGTGATATTCAAGTGTCTCATGGAACACTTTTAAATAGTTCTGTTTTTTCATTGTTTTGTTTTTGATTCAATTGTGACTTTTTCAACTTTGCTTAATCCTGTGATGGTGTTGTACATATCAAAACAGCCATTTTCTATTTTTAAAACGTTGTCGGTGTTTCGTAGTAGTTCAAAAAAATCACTGCCTAAACAATCATAATGTAAACTTTCGCAGCCAATCTTTTTAATCACTTTTAATACAACTCCATAAAACTTATTAAAAGTAATTTCATAAATATTGTGCATTCTAAATGATTCACTTTCGTTTTTAACCGAAAAATGCAATTTAATCAAATCGCCATTTTCAATTTCATTACCGTATTCGTCTAATATTTTCATGCTTTGTTTTGTTTTGTTCTAAAAATACGGCACTGCATTATACAGCACCGTAAAACCCTATCTAACCAAATTATGAATTTTCTAATTCTATTTCTTCCAAAATCGGAAACAATCCAAACCTACTCTGTAACAAGTCAGTAACAGGTCTATCTATTCGTCTAAAGTGAATATACAACTGTCTAGCTTTTTTTTGCTTTTGCTTGTTGTTATAGATTTGGATTTGTTCCTGTTTAGTCATTTAATAATTCGTTTTGCAATTGTTCCGCTTTGTCCATATTTTTTTTAATTTCTCTCTGAACCCGTTGCAATTGTTCTTTTAAATCTTTTTCAATAGCTACAAGTAACGACCATTTTATTTTTGGACTGTGGTCGCCCATATCAGAAAAGTAATCTTCAAAGACATTGTTGTCTATGAATTTTTCATTTCCAACTGCAACTTCTTTTATTGCCGTTTTCAAACAAAGTCTTTCAAGTTTTAATCTTAATAGTTCTTTTTGCAATTGCTCTGCTTTTTCCGTTTTGTTATTCATTGTTTTGGTTTTTAATGATTAAACTAATAAAGCCATTAATTTTATAGCTAAGTCAACTCCTTGCCTTTGTATTGTTACAAAATCTTTTGCGGTGCGATAATAGTCAACTTTCTCGTTGTCCGTTAAGTGTTCTTTATCTTTGTATTGTATCATTTTTTCCGCTAACAATATAAATTGTTTAGTATTAGCTTTTATTTCTGTTACTAAATTTTCTTTTTCTGTTTTGTTATTCATTGTTCTGATTTTAACTTCCCTAATCAATTACATCACAAAATTACAAAACAAAACAACATCAATAGTCACAACAAAGTAAACAAATAAATAATCAATAATTATTATTATATTTGTAAGAAATAAATAGATAAATATGGGTTCGTTTTTAGGGCAACCATCAGCGGTTGATTTGTTAAGTGCAAATGAGGATTTGATTTATGATTATAGTATTACTATAAACACTGCAACGTCAACCTTTGCACCAGCTGTGAATTTTTTATTTACAATCAATACA